ATGAAAACAGAAAAAATGAAAAAAGCTTTCGCTTTAGGAATCTCAGCATTTGAGCTCGGGATTAGATGTGCGCCAGTTAACGATGAAAGATATATGGAATTGATTTATGGTAACGACATGTTGACTGGTGAAACTGCAGCTACAGCCAAAGCTTGGTTGCAAGGCTGGACTTTCGCCAATATAGGGGATCGAAAGTGGGAGGCAGTTTAAATGAGAACAATCGATAAATTAGCAAATCTAAGTACACCGGAATTTGTTTATAAAATTGCTGAGTATTTGAAGTCGCTAACGTGCGAGTGCGAAAGTGTTCGTTTACATAATTACCTAGATGCTAATGCAAGGCTTTTTGAAAAAAGGTTAAATCTCTATAAGTTAGCAACTTGTGAAAAAGAGAAGGTGGCCCAGGGGGACAAAGCATATATTAGCCAAGAAAGAATATTTGCTCTTGTCAACTGGGATGACTACTTTGCAAAAAAACGGCGTTTTCAATCAAACGGCATAAAAAAGAACCCTCAATCCAAACGGAAAGAGGGTTTTTACTTTGTCTTAATTCGCTTTGTTAATTTAAATTAGACACCATTATGTACATGGTCACCATGCAGACGACTTACTTTCTGTATAAAAAGCACACACATAAGTTTACATGCCTAAATATCTGATACACGCACCCAGCCAGTTACTTGGCCTGCTACACCCGCCCTGTTTCGGGCGTTGGTAATGCGTATGCGATTGTTAACGACTTCGCTTGACCAAATCCAAAACGCACCGCTTCGTCGTGTATATGTTGACGTGGCAGAGTTTGCAAAGAGCCTAACATTGTTAAGGCTTAGTTGACGACCTGCTGTGGTGTTGCTAACAGCAGCTCCAGCTGGCAGTCGTAGCACTTGGCCAACACGAATTACATTAGCGTTAGGTAAATTATTTAACCTTACCAGCTCTGCTACCGTTGTACGGTGTTGCTGGGCAATTCCAGACAAAGTTTCGCCGTTACGCACTGTGCGGGTGCGTGCTGTAGAAGCTGGTTGGGTAGCTTGTGGTGATGATGCAGATGGATTCAACACCCTACTCACTGCCGTCCGAACATTAGCTACATTCACCGAAGTACAAGCTGTAGACTGCCCTGGCAGTTGATTGTGCGTTACAATACGATTCATGTTCGTAATACCCAACCGTCTACAAGCATCTGCAATACGCCTTTCTAAACTGCGTAACTGAGTGGCTGTGACATTGTTAACTCCTGCTCCGTGCTGACCCACAACACAAATATGCCACGTGTATCCGTTTTGACCAGCCGCCCCCCACACAATGCGTCGATCGTTATAGTTAACTTCAACATCACCATTTAGTAAAACAACCTCATGATAACCACCTCGTGCGTTATTAGGTGCGCCCATTGCTGAGTTGTTACGCCAGCCATTCTCAAAGTTCGTTGTACGTACATTAGCCAGATTAGTAGTGTTTGCACTGTGATGGATTACAATATGAGTAATCTGAGCAATGGCGCGGTCATTTCCTTGCCCACCTAATGCTTGATGTCGTCTGTCGATGACTCTCATTTACTTTACCTCGCTTTCGTATAATTTTTGCTGTAGTAAATAACCTTCCAGATACCAAATTCGATCTGTAATTTTCCTCTTGCAAATCTCGACACCGATTTCCATATCGTAATTTACAGGATCAACACAACCAGAAGTTTCTGTGATTGTAAATCCGTTGGGTAGTAAGGCTGTCACAATCGTTTGTTTATCATGTACCGTATTTACCGTGTAAGTTGTTGCTTCTAAAATTTTGTTGATATTATCTGGTGTTAATTTATTTTTAATCAAGCTCATAACCCGTTACCTCCAAATCTAGTTCTTTTTTAAAGCTTTGCTTGCAGATGTCGTAAAATCCACTGGCAGTCATACCGATTACGGCACCCTGCAAGAGATTCGTGTTGCCATTTAAGATAAAATTAAAAATACATCCGAGGATCACATTGATGATCGGGATGTATTTTACTTTGATGTTAAAATTGTACTTAAGCACTTGCGATGCAAATATGATTATACTCACGATCACGCTTGTGTCTATAATTAGATTATCTGTCATTATTTATCGCCCCTTTTTTAAAATGCACTTGATTTCTTTTACTTCATTAGCAAGTTGAGCAAAAGACTTAGCTTGCTCCGTGATAATTTTTTGAGCATTACTGATTACTTCATGATTTTCTTTGATAGTCTGTCGATACTCTTGCTCTCGTTCCTTATGGCGTCTGTTATTCTCAAACCACTGCCACACGAAAAGCCCGCCGAAAAGTCCATATCGGAGGGCATATTCAATAAATTGATCTAACATTTAACTTTCACCCACTTCCGGCATTTCCCTATCCGTTTTAACCTCTACAACTGGGAGTTTTGCTAGAATAGCATCCACTTTTTTCTTATATTTTTTCACAACATCCTTTGTCCACAAAGTTTTTAAAATTAACTGAATTTCTGGAGTTAAGTGATCGATCTGATCAATGTCCAGAGGTGTCACAGCTTGGCGATGCTCCTCGCCGATTTGCGCCTCTGTACCATCGTCTTTGATCAAATATTCCTGCGTCACTACACTACACGTAAAGTCTTGTGTTATACAATCAATTTTTTGTCTTTTTTCAGTTTTCATGATCTCTACCTCCTAAGTTATAAAGTACGTTGCGGTGAACGTGAAATCTATCGTGCCTTGTTGAGCCACATTCTCTGCTGTAAATACCCTAGATTGGCCCATTTCATTTACCGTCGTAACGACGTTTGACCTCCTCATCGATGTTCCCATAATTATAGCGTTTGCCCACCCTTGTGCGATCCACAAGGACATTGCTGAAATGTGTTCATTGTTTAGTGCAAACGGTGTCCTTTGTCCATTATGAATCCACGTTGCGCCCTCTCCCGCTACAGGGACGAATGGTAATTGCATCCCTACGAACGCACCCCAACCCTGGCCTGTTGCGTGGAACGCGTCCGCAAATTGCGATGGCGTATACGTAACATGGAGTCTTCCGCTTACAACGACCTGATTTCCGTCTGCCCGAAATTTACCGGTATTCATCGATCCATAAGTTCCAGCCACAATCGTGTTGTTAAGCATCAATCTCGGCGAAAAAGTTCCAGTCGTGGCGTGGACGTGATCCCCTCTGGCCATTGTCGTTGCTGTCGTTCCAACAGGTAACCTAGCAAACGGTACTGTTCCACTCGTAATGTTCTCGCCCGCATGATTATGAGTCGACGGTGCAAATGTCGACGGTCTCCCTGTAATAGCATCCCACGCATGACTGTGAGTCGCAGGTGGGAACGTTGCCGGTCTGTTCGCTAAGTTCTCCCAGTCTCCTCGCACTCTTTGCCACGTTCCCCACACGCCTGATGAATTGCTACTTCTAATCCACTGCTCATCAGGTCTATCAAACGTCCAAAACAGTTGCATAGCTTGCGTCGTTCCTGCAGGCATCACTTGTAAGTATGACCACCGCCCGACTGCATTTGCAGGGCGATTAACGGCATCTAAAACTCGATAAAAGCCCGCAGTGAATGCAGTGTTTAAATCCGCCTCGTTAGCCAAAGCTTGCGTGATCCCGCCATTGATTTGATTGATGGTGTGCGAGTGGTTGCCGGTTGCCACTTGGTTAGCTCCTGTCCCTGTTGGGATTCTGGCTATATTAAGCGTTCCTGCGTTAATATCGCTGGCATTGTGTTGGTGTGACGTCGACGGAAACTCAGTAGGCTTGTTTTGCACACCATCCCAGTCGACCGTGTGATCAACATTTTGCAGCTCTCTAATGTCTCGCTCGTTGGTCGAGATTCTGTCCTCTGCAACCCCTATCCTGCTTGTTAATGATCCTGCAATATCAAAGCTAAACCTCGGCTGTACTGCACCACTGTTAACCATTACATTCGTAGTTGGGTTAAATGAGGATAGACTGCGCATGCGGATTGGGAATCTATGAGGTGTGGCAAGTGGTACCAAGAATTGGTAGTCGTTGTCGATGAGGTATTGGCGAATTTGGTCAGCACTGAGTGGGTCGGCGACAACTGTCGTTGGTAGAGTGATCGTAATCCTTGTGTTATTTGTCCCGAGTGAAATTGCGCTACCAGTTGTGTTAACGTTAACCACCGAAAGTGTCGACAGTTTATTACTTATCACCTCGAGAGAAGAGGAACCTTGCCATGTCCCGTCCGACGGAGCCAAGATTTGATACAAAACAAAGCCTGGCGGAAAGTTTACCACGCTCCCTTGCCAAACTCTTGTTGTACTCAAATCCACCTCAACTACTCTCTGAATATACTCAGCCTCTGTAATCTCATCAGCTACCAACACCCGATCACCGTCGTTGATTGATCGTAAGATTGGTGTTTTCCATTCGCCATTATCGTCGTATTCGACGGTAGTTGATGTTGATTGGTGTGGCGTTGTTGGATCGATTGGATGGTCGTAGGAAATTGACATTACAGCTTCCGTTTCCCAATTAGGGTTTAAAACTGAACCACCCCCGCCGAATCGTACTCTTATATATCTAGTAACGCTATTTAAATTTAAATTCGTAGAATAATTATGTCGAATACGCTGTTTATTTTTGTCATACTGAAGCACACCTACGACTTGGTTTGTCCCAATTCCTTGTGCTATTAGTCTTATGTTTCTGCCACCAATAACTGGTATATAATTTTTCGTTCTAATTCTTCCGACTGTCCCTTGATTATTACCAGTAACGTCGTTAATGGTACCCAGTTCCCACTTTCCGTCAAACAATTGCTCCCCAACGGTTGTGATATCTAACTCATCTACACCGTCACCTACACCTGCTAGTTGACGTGGTGACACCTCAAAGGCTTGGCGCATCTCTGCCTCCGTTCTTTCTCCTTCAAGAATTGCCATTTGGAATTGCATATCGATAGGTGTAGACACACCTTCAACATTGTGCCCTATCCACATTCTAAAATGTTGGTGACTTTCAGGGAATGGGTTTCTGGTTGACACTGATCTCATCACAAAACCACTGCTTATCGATCCAGCTCCCCAGTTATTGAAAATGTGTCCTGAATGACCATCCAAAACTCTTATTAAGTTATTGTTACTGTTTCTGATGATATTTACTGCGACCGTATAAATCCTACCTGGGACAAAGATATCCGCTCTTAACCTTACAGAGGTATCATTGTTAGCAGTCGAATTTACTGTTACGACATTACCTTGAAATGTGACACGGTCTGTCAAAGATGCAAAATCCTCCCGTCTATCACTCCACAAGTTCACCAATGTTCGCCCTTCTAGGTTGCGGTTTATCAGTACACCTTCGCGTGTGTTTTCGATTGTGGAGGATGAGTTGAGGGTGTGGGAGGAGGGTTGGCCGAATAGGGTTTCGCGGTTGTCGCCTGTTAGGTGAACTTCTTGGTTATTAACGTGACCTGTTATATCTGCTGATGCTAAATCGTCGATAATTCGATTTGCCTCGGTTCGCATTTCCGACACATCTGTTTGCACCGCGTTCAACTGGTCTCTAACTTCGACTAATGCGCCATTAATTTCTGACCTCGTCTGGTCGACGTCTCGTCTTATATCTGCCAAATGAGCGATTAATCCGTCATGCAATTCATCCGCATCTGTTTGCAAACGGCGCCACAAATCTTCAAAGCGTTCGACGTAAAACTGTGACATTTCTTCTAAGTCACGATCAAGCCACGATTCTTCAAAGTGCGTTACAATAACACCCGCATCAAGTGATCTACCATCTTCTAATATGATGTATACGTGTACCAAAACTTCGCCAGAATATTCGTACAAATGGTTAGGCAGAATCACGCTACATTGGCCTGCTTCGGCATCTTCAATCACCACCGATCCGTCTTCTGAATCGATGATTTTTGATGTATCAGCAGCAACAAAGTCAAAACCTAACAAGACTTTGCATCCTGTTAGGTCGAATGGCTCATTGTTTCTGGTAAAGTTGATGATCTTCTCGCCCGTTTCCACATCCATGGAAAAAAATTGTGTGTTGGTCTGTATGTTGGTTCGCCTTGCTGCGTTAATGTCTATCGTGAGTGTGTGAACCTTATTTCTTTCTCTGTTCACTAGCGTCACCTTCTTTGATTTCTTTTGCCTCTTGATTTCTCAAAGCAGTATTTTCAGCTGTTAAAGCAGCTACTTGTATCTCCAAATTGACAATTTTGATTGCCAAGTGGTTAATAATTGTTTCATTATGTTCCATCCTTCTTCACCTCTTTTTCTAATTCTTCTATTCGCCTCTTTAAATTTTTTAGTTCATCCTTTAACTCGTCGACAACCACACACATTTCTTCATCAAACCTTACCAAAGGCATAATCGGCTCGTGCTGTTCTGGCTCAATCGATTCTGTTATATGACTAATACTCATACCATCACCTCCACACGTCCCATTCGTAGAACGCCCCGCGCTGGACTAGGAATAACCGATTACTCCCAAATGCTATACCGTTTTGACCATTTGATGTACCAATGTACGTACAGTCCGCTCCACCAACGACGCGCATTTGCACCTCGAAGTTAGTATTCGTTGTGTATCCTCTCGTCCCCATCGTGCGTAAGTTCAATTGGTCGAACATATAAATTCCTGGACGGTCGGAATCAGGACGGCGACCTAACGGGTCTAAGTACATCGATGTGCCTAGGATAGAGCCGGAACTGTTGCGCATAAACCCAAAGTGGATATAATCACCGTCAAACTGCGAATTAATCGCCACCCCTTGCAAGTCCGTACCTTGTAGTCTATTGTGAGTGAATCTACCAAGTTCACGTGCTAAACCATCCCAATACGTTAACCCTGTTGATGTTAGCATCGCACGACGAACCCCTCCTTCTAACATAGTTAAATTTGTCGAATTTAGTTGCAGCACATTCCCTACTGCGTTAAACCCAACTTGGATCGCATTAGCCGCCAAATGGTCAGCAGTGATGCTGTTCGTAGCGATCCTATCTGCATCAAACGTCCCTGTTGTGATTCTACTTGCGTTCATCTCGATCACACTCGCAATCCCTGCCACTAGTGTATTCGTGTTCACATTTATGGCGTTCAAATCTTTCACTAGTGCATCTGTGATCACTGCACTTTCAATAAACGTTTGACCTGTGATCTGCACTCGATTCCCGGCAATGATGATGCCCTCAGTTGATACGTTGATGCGGTTGATAATTTCACTGTTGCCAACTTTTAAGTCTATTTGATTACTTAATTGAGTTATTTGGCTTCTGCCATTTTGATCAAATACGGCACTTCTCAAACCTTGTGCCATTGCCGTAATCGACATGCGATCACCCGTTGTTTCGCATTCGATATCAAGGAGTGGCTCTGCTAAATCAAAGGCTTCGTTAGCGCGAACCATTGCGTCCTCGGCATCTTGTAAAGCTCGTTCAGCATCTTTTTCAGCTTCTTCAATTCTGCTTAACAAATACTCATCTGGTGCCGTTGATGTGATGAAGTTCCAAGTGACACCATCCCACATTCGTAATTCTGTAAATTCGCCATTTTGCATATACCACAGATCGCCAACTCGGCGAGCAGTAGGACCAGGTGGGTTTGGAAACTGCCCAAAAAACACAGTGTTTTTTCCGTTAGCCGACGTTAATGCATAGTTGGCACTGTTGCTAACTTCGTTGACGTTCCTTTCAACATCTCTAATTCGATCGCTCAACGTTGTTCGGGACTCGCCTATTTCAATGCGGTCATACTCGTCTAGCAACACATCCCATTCGATTCGAATAATTTGAGCCTCTGTGTCGATGTTTAACTTTTCAAATTTAATCGGTACCACATCGCAAAGATTCAATTCCTCTTGCACCAATTCGGAAAAGTTAAGCGCCTTTGTGAGATCGACAAAGCTAATCGATATTGAGACCCGCGGCTTTCCGACGTTGTTATTGCGTATATAATTTTCGGCTAGCTGTCTTAATCTTGTAGCGGTTGGCAAAGCTTCATTGTCAAACTCAACAGAAAAGTCTACTGGCAAAGTGCGACGATTAGGGAAAGCGCCCACATGCTCGCTATCGACAACATATGGTGATGGCAAAGTGAACACTTGCTCGTTGTCTCCGTCTCGGATGATCGCATATGGATAGATCGATGTGACTGTATTTGCGATATTTTTTTCCTGGTTTAAATCCGTTAAATTTCGACCGTATGCGATCAGGGTATTTGCACGACTGCCGCGCGACGAAAGTAAGTGTATATGCTCATTGTCAAACATATACTCCCCGCCCCAGACGTCTAAAATAGACCCTCTAATACCCCCCAGGACCTGGCGAGAATTTTCATAATCGCCAATTCTTAAGTCGGTTCGAGAAATTGTGGTAATGTCAGACGTCACACGCAATCCGTGATCACCTCCCACTAGTGCGCTACGCCAAGTATTTAATGCCACTTGAGCCGTGGCGCTGTTGATGGTAAAATGCGGCGGTAATGCGATGTCGCGTGTGATGTGAGAAACGTGTTTAGCATAAACAAAGATAGTACTATCTGACTTTTCAATAATTTTAGCTATACGAAAACGCTGGTCCTTTAACCTATGACCAGCGTCTACTTTTATAATGTTATCATTCTTAATATTTTTGTAGCCCACCCCGCCTATTTTATACTCCATCTCTAATTCAAAAGCACCGTTGCGCTCTTCGATGACTTTACAGCTAATAGCATCTTTCAAAACGCCTAACCCAAGGTGAAAAAAATTAGTTTCGTCCATGTCGTAAATGATTGGATAGCTCATCAGATCAACGCCCCCAATCGGGGAATGATATGCATTTGCACGTCATTACGGTTAATCGTGATTCTGTTATCCCCTGGTCGCAAGGTAGGGAATAGATCAAACATGTGACTAAACATTGTGCGCTGTCCATCAAGACTGGTAATCGTCTGCGACTCACTATCAATGATACAGCCGCCATCAATCCCACGCAATCGCAATGGTCTCCCCCCAATTTGGATTTCAATGTCTCCACTTCCAACGATTCTAAGGCGTGGCCTTGCATCTATTCGGTAAGGGTTTGAAATTACACGATTATTTGGTACAGCAGATTCCGTTCTATATGTACTAGATAAGTACTTAATAGGGTGCAGATTAAAGTTAATGACCGCTTTCCCAAAGTTTGATAGCAACCTGTCCATTCCGTATTGATCATAACAAAATGCTCGGTAAATAAAGTCTGGATCAGAATCCCATAACCAATCGTGTTCCCCTAGGTCTGTTAAAAGCCAATTCGTAATGTCTGTTATTCTTGGCTCGATCCCATCTTGATCTGTTTTTAAAATCACTGGAATTGGCCAATTAACTCTTTTGTATCTTTTTTTATCGATGACTAAAGCCCCATCCCTGCCATCTATTTCAATAAACTCTAAACTTCCAGATGTTGAAGGATAGGAAATGCCATTTCCTATCTCCAATCCCATCTGCTCAGATGTCTGATTTTTAAATGTAAACATGTCTCACCTCACTTATCTCCATGCATCATCTCGATTTGTTTGCCATTCAATTTCTTGCATGGTTCGACGGATGTCTTCTTTGTTATGCCAATGTATATTAGCTCCCTCTAATAATCCTCTGTAATTAACAGACATTCCAGGTGGCGCATGTGCGGCCATCATCATGTTCTGATTTGCTTGCATTTGGTTTACTTGTGCCACTTTTGATGCTCGTTGCATCTTCATGATCGACGCATTGACCTGTTGCAAGCTTCGAGCCACCATTGCTGACATCGCTTTGGATTGGTCAACTTTCGATGCTTTTAAACTTGCTAGCAGTGCATCCAGATTGAGTTGTTTCGCAAACTCGTCTGTCACACGACCGATCCACTGACGGTTTTTTTCAAGTGGTACAACAGCTTCGGCTCCATCCCCTTCCAAAAATCCAACTTGACCACGTTCTAGTACTCCACCCCGCCTTAAAAATGGGATTTGGGGAACATTGATGGTTGGTAATCCCGAGAAAGGTCTCGCACCTACAATACTTATGTTTCGGATAGTATCTAAGGCCCCGTTTATGATGTTGAATGGAACAGCAATTACGGTATTTATACCTCCAATAATCCCGTTTACAACTGTTTTAAAAACATCTGCTATCCCCTCTTTAATACCAGAAAAGATCTTTCCGCCTGTGGAAAAAACGTTCCTTACGTTTTCCCACGCTGTGCGGAATCTATCACGAAACCATTCAGGCACTGCTTTAAATACATCCATTACAGCATTCCAAGCGTTAGCACCACCTTCTTTTACACCGTCCCACATTCCAGTGAAAAAGTCTCTTACTGGTTGGATGATCGTGTCATCAAACCATTGGGCTACCGTATTCCAGACATCCACAACAGCATCCCATGCATTAGCCGCGCCATCACGAATACCTTCCCATAAACCTGTAAAAAAGTTTTTGACTGGCTCAACAACATTGTCGTAAAACCAACCAGCAACAAGCGAGAAAATTCCTTTCATTATTTCCCAAAACCATTCCAATACAACTTTCATTTGTTCCCAAAGGAACGTGAAGATGGCACCAATTGTATCAAGCACTCCACCAAAAATTTCCTTAATTCCATTCCACACCATTTCCCAGTCGCCAGTAAAGATTCCAGTTAGAAATTCAATAATGCCCTTGAATATTCTGATACCTGCTTCGATGATTCCTTTGATAGCATCCCAAACATTTTCAATGGTCCTTTTGATAAACGGCATTGCAAATTCAACGACGCCCATAATAAAATCAAACACATTAAAAAAGGCCTGAGCAATCGCTTCTCCATGCTCATCCCAAAATTCACGTATTCCACTAATCACATCTCTAACAAAATTACCGACTGCTTCGAAAACAACAACTACGATTCTTCGAATTGCTTCGAAAATTCTGTTAACTCTTTCTCTGAATCTTTCACTATTGTTGTAAGCATGAATTAGCCCAGCCACAAACAATGCTATAGCAGCAACTATTGCTATAAACTTAGCACCAGCCAATACTTTTGCTTTAGTTAGTCCACCAAATCCTGATCTCATAACCTGCATCTTAGCTTTAACTGTTGCAAATGCTGATATCATTTTCCCTACTATGTAGAGTAATGGTCCAACGCTTGCTATCAAACTGCCGACAATGACAATTGTTCGGGCCATCTCAGGCGTGAGGTTTTCAGCAAAGCTGCGTGCAAAATCAGTGATACGTCTCGTTATCTCCCTAATCACTGGTAACATGACATTACCGATCTCAATGCCAATGTCACGGATGTTATTCCAAAAAATTCTTAATTCGCTTTTCAAGTTGTCGCCCATGATGTCTGCGTAGTGCTGAGCTGCCCCCGACACATCGCCAAAGCGATCTGTTAAGTAATCAACCCTGTCACCACTTGCTTCAAGCATCGGGATTAACGCAGCCATACCAGTGTCTGATATACCCATTAATTCAAGCGCTGCATCTCGTGCTTCTGGTGACATGTCAGATAAAGCATATCTCAAATCATTGATGACATCCATTGCTGGTCGGGCGTTACCCTCAGCATCGTGGAATGCAATCCCTAAATCTTGCATAGCTTGGTTGTTGTTACGACATGCACTAGCTAGATCGTCAAACATAGCTCGCATGGCGGTACCTGCTCGGGCGCCTGTTAGGTTCATGTCAGCCATTAGCGCTGTCATAGTTGTTGCGTCCTCTAAGCTGATTCCATATCGGTTGACTGCTGATGCAGCATTCTGCAATGTCTGTTCTGTGTCATTGATAGATGCATCGACTGTTTTGTTAGCACTCGTCATCATATCAGCAACTAGTGTAGCGTCTTCTGCTTCTTTATTAAAAATATTGAGAACACTCGTTACTCGACCAGTAGCTTCTGCTAAATCCATATTAGCTGACTGAGCTAGTGCAATAGCACCAGGTAGTGCTTCATAGATTTGCACGGCATCAAAGCCAGCAAGACCCATTTGAGCCATAGCTTCCGCCACTTCGTTGGCATTAAAGATAGAGTTACGACCCCAATCCCTTGAGGTCGCTTCTAACCTTTCTAATTCTTCGCCAGTCGCTCCCGTGGTGGTGGCAACTTTGGACATAGAATACTCAAAAGTTGCAGCAGCGGCAACACTTGCTGTTCCAATTGCAACGATTGGTGCTGTTACTCTCCTAGTGAGGTTAGCTCCTATATTTTGAAACTCTTTTCCGACACGGTCTAAATCCTTTGAGGCATCCCTGACCTTTCTGTTAAAATCGTTCATGGCTTTATTGAAACCTGTGAGATCCCCATTTATTCGTACTACTAAACTCATATGGTAGCCACCTCCTGATTAAAAATCAATCGGCGCTCTGCTTCTGCCTCTTCTACTGTTTTCACAGTTTTGGATTTTGACTCATCAAACAATTCAATAAACTTAGCATTTTTCTTTCTATTTGGATGCGTGTTAGTTAAAGCGTTTAGCATCGCATGCCATAAGAGCTTCACTTCCATTATTTCTTTTTCAGATGAAAGTTCTATCGCTTTAGTTAATTCCGCTACAGTTAGTTCTCCAATGTCGTAAGCAGATAATTTTAAATTAGCTATTCCCAGTGGAATGAAATCTCGAAAAAACACTACTTTTTTGTCACTTTCTTCAAATTTGCCTTCATTTTCTGGTTTCCCATCAGACTAACCATTTCATCTTCTAAAAGAGCTGTGAACTCATCCATCCCGCTTTCTTCGATGTAAGATGTCATGAGATCACCAGATCTTTCTGCATCATGTTTTGCTCCACCACCAACTAATCCACTATGGAACATAGTACGCATATCTTTAATTGACATCCCGTCATCACCTAAGTTTGTAAGTGACTTTCCTGATATTTCTTCCCAAAGGATCATTTGATTAATATTTAGTTTAAAAACAAAATCTTTGTTCTCTATATTAATTACTTTCATTATTTAGTACCTCCTGCTGGTGTTACTTTTGCAGTTTGTGCTTGCATTGCTTGAGGACTTGCCCCTCTTACATCAGTCAATTCTCCATCGCCTTCAAATTCAGCAGAGTATTCTACTAAGCCATCGCCTGCATATTCTAGTGGAAAATCTGTAATGATAGCCTTGCCTGACTGGACACGGCTGAATTCACTTCCATCTTCCCCTTCGATCAGTACATCAACCGCTCTGCCTTCATTGAACGCTGTAAGCAGAGTGTTGTACGCTTCTTCATTTTCAACGTACAGGCCATCACATGAAATACCCCAGTTTTTTAGTCCTGCTACTTTTCGTTCCCATCCTCTACTATTTTTAGTAGTGGCATCAATTGTGGCAGCACTTCTTGACAAGCTCGCTGATTTTTGACCAGCTAGCACTCGCTTAGTTGCCCCATCTAAAATTTTTACAAATACTTCTCTACCTCTAACATGTTGTTCCATTTAACGAACCTCCTGAATTAAAATTTCAAAGGTCATTTGACCTTCGATTATTCCTGTTTCTGTTTCTTCGATGGCAACATGTGCCACCTCACTTTTTAAAACAAAAACACCTTCTATCTCCATTTCTTGGGACAAAAGGTGTTCTATTTTTTCCGTTATGCAAAACATTTCTTCTTTTCCGTCAAAATTACTGTACGCTTGAATCGACTGGGTTACACAACGACCATCCGTCGTTTTCGTTCGATGTGGTACTGACTCTATAGCTCCAAGATAAATATAAGGCTTCGGCACATCTTCACTGATAGTGTCACCTACCCAATATCCCTCTTCCTCGAATCCTTCATTTAGAACTTCAAAAACCTTTGCTTGAACATCAGATAATTTCATTTCTTTCGGCAATCCTCCTTAACTTCCCACTAAACTTTCCTTCCTCTTGTTGCGCCGCTGGCCGAATGTATGGACTCGCTGGCATCTTCCCACGGTTCTTTCCAAACCTAGATACTGGTCCTGAGCGTTGGCCTGATCCGTCCTCTACTAAATGACCATGATGACCACCTTTAGCGTTCCTGGCATGTACGGTTTTAGCAAATCCCGTTGGCACCTTAGCCCGACGTGAAGTATCCTTAACGGTGATTGACCGTTTGAGACGCTTGGTTTTAGTACGGACATTAGCACGAGCTTTATTCTTGATTGAGTTTGCTGACTGCTTAATTGCTTCTTTAACTTCATTTTCAACTTTAATGTTATATCGCGAAGCTCTGATTACAGCATCTTCAACGCCATCAAGATTAATATTTAAATTCATACTCTCACTTCCTCGAACACTCCTTGACGCTTTGTACACGTCAGTTCAATAAAGTCACCTGTCACATACGTCCGGATGATCGTGTAATAAGATTCGTCATGCAGCAGGACCCTTTCGTCTCGGTATTCTTCTTTGTGGATTTTAAAAACTTTTCGTGCTTCAAAACCACTCTGGTAAGCTGTGTAAAATTCTGTCATCCTTACCGATTTTTCATCAGCAAAGACTTCTCTTTCCTCGTCAACTTTAGAACCAACTCCCCCTGTTCTGGTCCTTTCTTCGATTATTTTTATAAGAGTGATCACTTCTTTAAAAATAAGTCATCACCCCCAAGTGCTAATTGTATTTTCAACGAATTGTACGAACGGCTATGAAATTCCATCATTCTCACGTCTGATCCTTCACCTGGGAAATTAGCGCCACAGTAGTGTATAATTGCACGATCTAACAACTCATTATTTCCCGAGTAAATTATTTTTCTTGTGACTCCTGCTGATAGCAAATCCATCTTACAGGAATCAATAAGCGGCAGGATCACCGCTTCATCAAACTTCGCATGTGTCATGCGCAGTGATCCTTTTACCTTATCTAAGATTTGCATTTATCTCACCTTTACTTTTCAGCTTTTTGAGTGGTTGGAGTAGCGCCACCTTTCTTTAAGATCGAGAAGGCTTTGGTATCCACAACCCCACCATCTGCAATTCCATATAATGTGTGACGAGTGAAGCGTTGTTTTGCCACCACATCGTTGTATACGGTAATATCTTGATTAATGTTGTAGCGTAATCCTTCTGTGAAGTTCGCTAACATGATCACACCATCTGGCAATTCAGCAGCCTCTTTTACAACTCTACCGAAAATGCGTCCAATGGTTTGGCCTGTCACGTCGTGAATCAAGATTGGACGCCCATTCTTGTCAACGATGTTTGCTAATTCGTCCCATACGGTCGCATCATTTGCGTAAATGGTAGACCCTGAACGGTACGGTGAATGCAACTTTTTCATTAACGTTGTCAAATCTTTATACTCCAAGGTTGTGTAGTTTGAAATTTGATCTGTCCCATTTTTATTTAATTCTGTAATGATTCCTAAAGGCTGTGGTGGGTGGTTCTCTCTTACCCCTGCACCTTCCCAAACAGCATTGGATAATGCAACACCTAGTTTATTTGCAAGCTCACTTTCAATAAACGGGATAAATTCTGCACGGCTCATTGCATGCATCTTAAATGATACTTCAACCGATTTAGAAATCTCACACCCGTCCAGCGTTAGTTCACCAAATTTAAATTCAGTTGTTTCAACCGCCTTACGGTTCTTCCCGCTTTCTGTATCGTCATACCATGTTTTGGTATCTGTAGAACCCTTCTTCTTTTGATAAGTTAATCGGCCCTTGACACGAGTCTTCGGAGCATCAGCCCACATCGGAAATAGCTCCTCTACTCGTTTCCAAATTCCTCTTGCAAGTGTAGTTGGAATTAAAATTTCTGTAGTTTCTGTCGTGTGTGTACTTGCATTTACTTCTTCCAATAAAGCAGTTTGCTTAGGTGTAGCAACTCTACGCATGTCATCAATAAATGCGTTTAAATATTCAGTTGATGCAGTAGGGTCTTTTTCATCTTCCTCGGTATCGATATTACCTGTACTTCCCAAACTCTCAGCTAAAACATGACCATTATTAATCGCTTCTGCCGTTGCTAATGCAGCAGCACGTGCGGTGTCTGATCTTGCTTCTTCATCATCCAAGAACATAATTTCAGCCTTAATTTTCTTGTTTAGCTCCTCAACTTGAGCAAGAATTTCATCAGCTTTCTCTTGGACGCCCGCCTCAACATGAGCTTTCCCTTCTTTGATTAACTCTTCTTTTTGTGCATAATATTCTTTTAACATTTGACATTCCTCCAAATTAAAAGTCGAACATGTATTTGCTCGACCAATCCTTTTTATTTTTTGATACCTCTTCTTGTGCTGAGTTTTTTTGCAATGCTTCTGGCACTTCAATGTACTCCGACGCTGCAAAAGCCTCTGCTTTTTTATTACTGTTTTTCTTAATGTTGAAAGTTTCAACTGCTTCGTCTACCGTTAGCCATGTGTCCTTTCCAGAATCAAAGTTTGCTTCAACTTTTGACCAGTCACCTCCCTCTGCCATCCGACTCTTATAGACAATCTTCATTGACTTGTTGAGCGATCTTAAACTTTCAGCATACTCTTCTGCTTGAGCTACGATTTCATCAGCTTTACCTAGATTGAATAAACCACCCCAGGCTTGATGATACATCCACGAAGCACCATTTGACATATAAACCTCGTCACAGGCAAGTGCAATCATCGTCGCAATTGATGCGCATAAGCCATCGATGTGTGCAATTGTTCTTCCGCTATGTCTTGATAAGAGCGACGCAATTGCCTGTCCTGCGAAAACTTGACCACCTCCCGAATTGATGTACACATTTACATCTTTATTTCCCGCTTCTGCCAAAGCTTCACGAATCACCTTCGGGGCTACTATTTCAGACCCTCGCTCTTCGTCCCAACGAGTTTTTTCTTTTCGAATATCTCCGTAGATGTACAACGATATAGCCCCATCACTTTCGCTCCTGACCTCGAACGTTTCTTTCATCTTTATCACCCCCTTTCGTGGTAGTTTCAACACCATCAAGAACATCCTCTGTTGATCCATACTCTCGCCTGATGATGAACGTTTGACCATCCATGTCCCCCAAGTTTAAGATTTCCTGATACTTTTCGATACTTAACACACCTCGGTCAAGCAACTGAACCAACTGCATCTTTGTTTTATTACTCGCAAACACCAAATCTGAGCTGTCAAATAGTATTTCATTTTCCTCAGCTTGCTCCCGCTTCGTGAAAATTCCATCAGTAAATGCATTGGTTAAAAGCATCGCCAATGGCTCCATCTCTGACGCAAACCATGAAGCAAATTCATCCTCGGTGAATTTATTAGTGACAATTGCTTCATTGACACCAATCAAATTCCAAACCCGTTCAACGAATTGTTTCTGCGTGGAATTTTCTGGCATATAAATTCGATTCCCATTTTTCACTTGCACCAAATCAAATTTTGCATCTACCCCGGCTACACCGCCATTTTCTTCATTTGAAAGAGCCTCCGAGACTTTCTTAACTTGCTTTTCTAAATCCTCTGGTCTGATTGAGTTATTAAACTTAGCGATCCATTTTATTAAAAAGTTATTCTTAACAGCATGTCTTATCCCTTGGTCCGTGATCGTGATGCACTCCATTACATCTTTAAGGACTTCTGCTGGAGACTCTCCGAAGAAATCATCAGTATAGAAGTCATCTCTGACGTGGATAAGCTCACTATAGGGTAAAGTAGATGTAGTCCCATTCCCCCAGTAAAATTTAAGGTAAATGTTTTGTTCCCTATCTTTTTTCGCCTCTACCGCTGTTGGTAAAAGCGGAATCAGGCCCGTCAGCTTTTTCCCTTGGTAACGTTTGTGAATAAATAGATTCCCATTGATCTTTAAACTTGTTAGCAACTTACGTTGCATCTCTTGCATTGACATTATTTCATTGGGCCGTCGTAGTAAAAAACATACTGCTCCGTCTTTTACTTCTGACCCTTTCAACATGTGCCTTGGTATCAATTTAGAACCATGGATTCCATACGGCCTTACTGCCGACCTAATCAAATCCGATTTATACAATTCACCTCCGTACGAAAAAAAACCGTTCGACGTTGTCTGCATCATTTCTAGTCGATAGGTTTCTTTTGTTGGTTCTCGTTTTCTTATAAAGATTTCTTTTAGTCCCACTTCATCACATCCTTTAAATCATTTGGTCAAACTCTTCGGCATTGTCTAGGTATACAACCATAGCGTTTAACATGCATGCCAAACCATCAATCTTTTTAGCATTATCGGTCCCCTTGATCGGCTGGATATTTCCGTTTTTGTCAACGTCTACTTGCGTGTTTCCAATGTGGATTTTGGTTATAGGGTTATTGTTGTAGATGATCTTTTTGTTTTCAAATGCTTTTGCTAAGTAGTGCATTGGCGCCGAGAGTGTCTTCTTTCCTTGGATAACATTTGCTAATGTCTCACTGCCAAATTCATTGCTCATATTTGCAACGAAGAGCGTGGAACTCCAATTATCATAACCCGTTTTGTAATTATAAACGTCGTTTTCTCTCTGCATTTCAACAAACCAGCTTATCACATCCGATTGATCGACCATGTTCCCAGGACAAATTCTTAAATAACCTTTCTTTTTCCAAACTTCCAGTGGCATCTTCTTACTTAGATTTTCGTACGTCCCTTCTGTGATCCAGTACATGTGTTCGAAATAAAAATTGTCGTCATTTGGCTTTCTCATTAGGCAACACGCCGAGGTCCAGTCATTAGATTTAGACATATCAGCGCCACCAATAAAGTATCTGAACTCCATATCTGATAACACGAAGGTCATTTCATTGTTGTACTGATCGAATTGTAACCAAGCCACAGATGACGAAGAACGCACGTTAAAATACTTGGTTAGGAAATTTGGCAACTGGGTGTTGTCCTTCAACGCTTTCTTGTATTTGTTCATTAACGTAGCGAGTTTCACCGTCACATTCAACATTGGGTGACACATCGCCCACATTTCTGGCTTATGGATGTTCTTTTGTGGATCATCCAGCTCGTAGATGATGTCAAGAGTCCTATTTTCCTCATCGTCATCTTCTTTTAAGCGACCTTCCGCTTCCTGGTATACCATGTCAAAAGCTGATCCCCTAACAGTTCCCATCGTAGAAATAGCTAGGAACATAGGTTGTTCACGTGCTATCTGACTATCTTTCAATACATCGTATAGGTTAACGTCATTCCAGGCGTGTAATTCATCAGCACTGATACAGCTTGCGTTCAACCCGTCTAAGCTATGAGAATCAGAAGCCAAAGGTCTGTAAATCCCTTCTACTGCATCAAAAAAAACCTCCAACTTTGTTGTCCGAATTTCTTTCCAGAGTCCAGGAGATTTTTTAATCATTTTTCTTGATTCATCATAAACAATCGTGGCTTGCTTATATGTTGTACCGGCAGTATACAATTCAGGCCCCATCTCGCCATCAGCAACTAAATGGTAGATCATCAGACATGATGCTAATAATGACTTCCCACTTTTCCGTGGGATAAATAGCACCAGTTCAGTATACTTTCGTAAGCCGGTTTCACGATCAACAAAGCCGTACAAAGCACAAATCAAAGCTTTTTGCCACAACTCAAGTGTTACAGATTTACCGGCCCATTTGCCTTTGCTATGCTTACAAAAAGTTTCAATGAAATCTATAACAAATAGTGCTTTTTCGTCATCATAAACCCATCTACTTTCACCTTTTTCAGACTTAGCGAGCATCTGGATTAGTTTATCATAGCTACGCCGCACTTTCTGGTTGACCAACACTTCCCCCGATAGCATCTGTTCATGATATTGTTCTATGTAGTTCACATTAGCCCCCCCTCCTCTCTTTGATGAACTTAGCTAATTCTGATTCTACGTCTTTAGCAGTATCCTTCGGTAAAAAATCTCGCATTTGCTTCATGCTAGACTGGTAAAGCTTAACAGCTTGCACGTATGCCTCGTATTCACTAGACATCTTTTTCCCCCACTGGTTGGCACCATTCTTGTACTCCTCAGTTACCCCATGAACCAACACATGTTCACCAAGGTCTTCGATTTTAACACGGAGGTAGGCGAGGTTATTAAGGGTCAAATCCAGCATATTTATGGTATCTTTTTCCACGTTTTCATAGCCTTTTATCAACTTTTCGACTCTATTACGTTCTTTTTTGATCCGCTTTTTCTTCTCTTCAACATTACTCATGCCATGCCTCCTTTCTATATTTATAGCTACACCCGATACCACACCCCCTACAGAATTTCATTCTGTATATTTTTGCACCTCTGTCTCGTGGTTTTAGCCCGACGCCCCCACAGCGCCGACACGGGGGCGCTCCGTCCTGCACACCGACGCACACCAGACGCCCTCCACGACCCACGATCAGTCGCACGCTTGACGCAATACCAGCAATGTTGACGCATTACTTGCGTGATCACACAATCAAATCATTTACGATCATATCAAACTCTCTTCCTTCACTTCGTTTGTTCTTCACAATTTCATTTCCAACAATTGCCAGCGACTTGTCGATCATTTTTCTACTCGGTTGACCTCTTATTTCTCCATGTTCGTGTTCGTGGCACTCTCTACATACCGCTTCAAGGTTGCCCCACCCCAAGGCTATGTCTTGATCATTGATGTTAGTAGGCGTTAGGTGGCGTCGGTGGTGCAGTATCTCGGCTGGTGTAGGTAGCGGACACCTCTCGCATTCCCACCCTACGTGTGTCATATATGCATGTCGTGTCTGCTTCCAGGCTTTGGAATTATAAAATTTAACGGCCCATGGCTTAGGCAAAGGACCCATCCCTCTTAAGTGGTGTAGTAGGTCGTAGTGGTGGTGTGCTAGGCGCCATGGGTGTACTCTTCTTTCAGTCGGTCCATGATCACTCGGGCCTTTTCTTCTAATTCTTTTAGTTTCTTCTTGGCAACTTTTCTTGTTTGGGGACTATTCAAGCGAGCCTGCCATAGTTCTCTTTCTTTCTCAAGTTCGAAAACTTCTTTGTTTTTTACAAAACCGACATATTCTTTTTCACATTCTAGGCAAGTAAAGTAAGTAACTACTCTGTCATCTTCCAATTGTCGTTCTTCTGGTTTCCATTCAAAATGCACTTCGCACTCGTCACATTTAACTTTCATTTGATTCACTTCCTTCACTTTTCTTTTTAGGCGGTACTGCTATCGTATAACTCGGAGATGGAATTACAAGTGACTTTTCACTTCTTGCCCCAACAATTACACAACTAAATGCAATCAATGCCATCAGCAGTCCTAGCCCAATCAGTCCAATTATCATTAAATCACCTCATCTATTTTTAAACGTAAAAAAAGACTACGTATGAGTAGCCTCAATTCTTCCAGTCTAAAGCTCGCTGGACTAAAAATTCATTATAGTGGCGAAATAGCTTTACTAGTATTCCATTCCGCCTGCGCTTCCCGACGCACTAAGCTATCAGTCACGCAAGATGTAGAGCCGCAGCAATACACCTCATTTAGTTTTTTGTACTGTCGTGCAAACTTTGGGATTTGCACCCTATACGGGGTCTTAAGTCCCGTACCCACTCAGTTCGTTTGCATATAACAAAGCAATGGTTACTAGTACACTACTTTGCTTATTGGTCGTTATCCTTACTTAAAGGAGATGCAGACGACAGGACTCGAACCTGTTCTAGCATACCTATTAGGCTGAGAGCTTCCATTAGTCCGCCTGCATATTTAAGATGTTGATCATCGCGCTGCAACACTACAACACCTTTAGGGCCAATAAAGGCTTCGCAAAAGGACCTGCACTAGCAGGATCATATAGCGCAAGATTAGAGTCGCGAACTCTGGCTACACCAACCTAGTTAACATCTTGCATGTACGGAAACGGTGAAGTTAGCACCGTCTCGTTGTATGTTCACTATCATTAAACATGATTGATTTGTAATCTTATCGGAGGCCGAACTCCGTTTGTGCATAAGAATACAGTACTATACTAGCACATGATGGTGTAGTCATGTGTAGCGAGTTTTTTGTTATGTTCGTTAATTACGCGAGTGATAATATTCTCAATTTCTACACGGTGGTAACCTATTTCATCGCCTACAACATGCGAATACTGTACATGTGTTTGATCGCCTCTAATATACTTTTCCTCAAAGATCCTCATATGTTTAGGGTTTTCGAGTGTACCAATAAACTTCTCGATATCGTCTTGGATTCTCAAAGCCGTTACGTATTCGTTCCAATATCGTTCAGCTACTGTGTCTATTAATTCAACTACTTGGTCAAAACCTTGTTTATTACTAGCTTTCGGCATATCATCATAATTAACACTCAAACTGTCTTTTTTACGCATAAGACCTTCCCATTCGGTGTATGTCTCTTCTGCTCTTTTGGCCCAGTGTTTATAGGATTCTAGATAACGTCTAGTGATTGGTTTAGTCACTCAACCACCTCTTTCCCGAAGTAAATTTCGTACGTATCGTCAATATCTATAACTCGATGATATGCGCCTACCTTATCCATAAACTTTGTCAAAGAGTCGATCTGACCAATTGTAAATGCGTACACAACACCGATAGAGTTATTTCTAACAATTTGGCGGATGTAAGATTTGTATGTCGCTAAATATTCATCGATTTCATTCTTCATCATCCTCTGTTACCTCCTCCCATCCAATTAGATCCGTCACCACACAACCGTAACTTTTACCATCTGTTGGTATCGTTTGGATGTTTTGTGCCACCAGCCCATCAAAATCATGACATTTGTACGCCTCGCTGGATCTTAACCTGATGTATGTTTGCATCGTTTTTGGGCAGTAACAACAGAAAACAACTAAGTTATTTTCAAAAAGCGTCATAATCTCCCTCCTTAATGGATCTGATCAGCCAATTAATTTCATCAAGATTTCTAATCTGTTCTAACCTTTGAAGTATTGCTTTTTTGTTTAACTTCTTCTCTTGCATCTGATGCTTTTCTGGATGGGTTTCCATATACTTTTCAAACCTCTTCCGACAAGCAGGACAAGCTACAAGGAATATATACTCTAATCTCGTCCTCGATGACGCTACTCCAAAGTCATATGTTTCCATCTTTTGCACTGGTACGTCGCAAAGTTCACATTCTAAACCCATCCTTCATCCCTCCTGTCATTCTTCAAGAAATTCAATCAATTCTTTTCGTGATTCAAAAGACTTGTATTCTTTTATCTCAGCGCACGAATGCCATACCCTTACCTCGTAAACATCATCCATAATATTGTGCCAAGCATCTCTTACTTTTCGGGTTTCTTTTAGTAGTTTCTTAAGTCGTTCTTTTGAATAATCTTTTTTCATCTGCACTTCCACCTCTACCTCCTAATTCTCCGAAAAACCTCTTTGTTTGTCAGTAACCCAATTGTTATAACATAAACATCCTTTGTCTTGACACTCTCAATCAATACATCACCTTCAGCATTGATTTCCATAAACTTAAATTTATCACCAGCAACTATACATTTAAATTTTTCTCCGCCATAAAGTTGCATTGGTTACACCTCCATCAGCTCAGAATTATCATGAACATTTCCAACAATCTCACTAATGTCACCAATAAAGCTGAGTGATTCTATACGATATCTTGACCTCATCTTACAAATCGCTTCCCATTTTGCTTTCGGCTCGTTCCAATAAACTTCGTACACATCCCCAAAACCCCCTTTAACATGTCCCCCTCAAAAATCAACTTACCGTTGCTATCTTTTATCCCTGTACATTGACCGATGGTGTTAGGGTCTACATCGCTACCATAAATATGGTAAACAGTCCCATGGTTGACTGTGTTGTTAATTCCTAGATGACCTATTAAAAAGCGTCCAGACATCCCTTGCCCTCTATATAAATATCTATCCATCATCTGCCTCCACATATGTAATCTTCATTTTTTCAAACATCAACTGCAAGCCCTCTTTATCAGCTTCCTCTTTGGTATAACCGCATATTTCCAAGGCTTTCGAAACTATGTTTTGTGTGATCCTTTCGGTGAAGATATACACTTCGCCTAAATATGCTTTAATGCCAAACTGATGCTTGAATAGCGTTACTTTGTATGGTGTTGTGTTTAAATCTCCATCCATCAAAACCACTCCTTATAAACAATCGTCTCTATCACAAATCCATTGGCTTTTATGCGAATTTGAAACCTCGACAAACGACATTGTCGTCTTTAAGTAATCTTTGCCGCAGTAATGACAGGCTTTGTAGCAGGCATCACCTAATGCTTCGCTTAAAGTGTCACGCAATTTTATCGCTTGTTCTCGGTCAAATTCATAAAGATATGAAAAATTCATTGTTTCTGGCAGCTCTTGTGGCTCGTGATTGAAAACAATAGCGATTTTCGGGCAGTATGGTGGATGTTCACATCCCCATACACCAACATTTCCGCCTGATGCTTCATAAATCAAATCTTCCATTTTAGCCCTCCTCTAACCATGCGTTGCCATTGATACTATGAAGCAGAAGATATAGTCGTTTATAATCATGCTCGTTTGCCCCCATCACTTCGCCAATGTCGTCTTCTATGGTTTCGATTATATACCCCAGCAAGAGGTCTCTATCAATGCTTAATAAGTCAACCTCTGCTTCAACTGTAGCTGTGTACATCCTCTATTCCTCCTTAAAATGGTAAATCGTCATCTGAAACATCAATGGTCTGATTATCGCTATTCGCAGCTCGCCCAAATTCGTCATTGCCAAACATCATGTTCGGGTTCTGTTGATCATTTGTTGCTTTAGGCTCTAAAAACTGTACGCTCTCTGCAATTACATCTGTTGTAAATGCTGTTGCGCCATCTTGCTTTTGATAAGATCCCGTTTCAATACGTCCTTCAACGCCGATTAATGATCCTTTCTTCAAAAACTTCGCCATGTTTTCTGCTTGTGCACGCCATGCACGATATAAAATCGGCTTTGCGCTCCCCCGACTCTTTATCTGCAAACTGTCTGTTGATCGCTATTCTAAACCTTACGTTAGCTATATTGTTCGTAGTATACTTTAGTTCAGGATCAGCACATAACCTGCCGACTCCTACAAATCTATTAATCATGCTACCATTCCTCACTCACTATGTATTTTTCTATGAAATCAAATAAGCTTTTCGTGTCGCCTTTATGTTTTGCTTTGTGAAAAGCTATCGACTTCAATTGCTTTCTTAGCAAACCTAGTCTATTTTTCGACTCTTGCTTCCAACAACTTATCAGCTTGTTGTGTTCTCGGACTATAGATAGCCAAACCTCCTCTAACTCATCAAGTTCTAAATCGCGTATGTACGCTATTCTATCTCCCTTGTCGATATAGGTCATATCCATTTCTAACCCTCCTCTAAGTGGTGCTTGAAATTCCTTCCGAAAATCCGTAACCAATCTTCGTCAGGGTAATGTGTTTCAAAGGCAATTTGCGCCTTTGCTCGTAACCTTCTGTCGTTCTCCCTGTTATGATGTACGCCGTTCGGCGGCTCGTTATGGCAATCATGACACAGCGGAGCGATTAAGCCGTATTTCTCGCTCTTTTTTTTGTTTGATGCTGGCATAATGTGATGGCACTCAATCCAGTGATATGAGTCACATATCATGCACGATTCAAAATCATCCGTTAATATGCTGAAAAGAGACATTAATTCCCTCCTATGCCATGCTGTCTCCGAATCTCATCAAACCTAGCACGGGCTTCTTTATCTTCTACCATTGACGGTTTTATTTCTTCCTTACCAAACCATTCTGGCACTGGTTCTAATCTTTTTTTGCTAACATTCCCGCTTCTGGTCGGAGTGGTGTTTTGCTCTTTCAATGGGTATACACTCTTCCAGGCACTCAGTGTAGCAAGTTCAAGCATTTCAATCTGCTCTTCTTTTGTTTTTCCGTATTTAGATAATTTGTTTAGTAGTAGCGTAACTGCTTGTTTAGTTTTAATTCGGTCCTTTGGTGGCATGTTTGATCTCATTTCTAAGTAAGCCTCGATTGCTTCTTTTAAATCCGGATAATCTGTGTA